TTATTTTATCTGGATAACTCTTTAATACTTTTGCTTTCATAGATAACACCTACTTTCTTATAATATAAAAAGACACTTCCGTGTCTGTTAGATTACATACCAAATGAAAAACATTTTAATGAAAGGAGGATATGTAATCTTTCGTTTAGTAAGTACTATACTAATGATGTTCGCTTTCTATCCCTCATCGGCCGAATTCTTTGAAATAGAGGCTTTTTTAACTACATCATCAGTATACTACCTACTAATAGGTAGTATGAGGTATAAAGTGACATCATAGTTTATATATTATCACAATTACATTATCTCACGAAATTATTGGATTTTATTGGAAAGTTTACTTTATTGATTTTTCTATTCTTTTTATTATTTTATAAATATTAGAATCATCATATCCCAACTTTCTTGCTATCTGTTTTACTTTCATATTATCAATAAATCTCATAACAAATACTTGATATTCTAATGCTTTCATTTCTCTCATGGCAAGTTCCATCTTTTTTAAGGTATAGTCTAATGTTCCAACTTCATTTCTAGTAGCTTCTATTTTCTTATCTAAATCATAACTTTTTATTAAATATTCAGTCATCTTATCTTTATTATCTAATGATGTTACTTTTATGTCTACTTGTTTAGAAGTGCCACCAAGTATCTGTACGTACAAAATGTTTTTCTTTTCTTCTAAAACACTTAATCTATACTTTGCTATCTCTAACTCTTTTTTAGTATCTGAATAATTCTTCATTTACTTCCCCTTTCTATAACCTTATTCTCCCCTATCAAAATGTTCTCTTAATTGACCATTTTTCATTCTCACATATTTAATAATATTATTATTGTAGTTAATAACAAATCCTTCAACATTTCTTTTTACTTTACTTTGATATTTTTCGTAAAGACTATCTAACTGTTCTTTGTTTGGTATATTCACTAATTCTATCACTTCTGGAACTACACCGATAAAATTAGGTATTTCTTGACTTAAAAATGGATATATAAATAATTCATGTTCGTAAATTAAATTATATAAATTATAATCATCATCTATATTTGCTTTTGCAAACATATACCATCTCTTATCAAATTCATCAATATTATATTTCATGCAACCCATTCCTAGCCACTCACCACAAATAGCACTATTATCATGTAATTCATCAATTAAAATATTTTTATTATCAATCAGCCATTGATATAACCCTTTATATAAAATATCTTTCACTTCTTCTAATTCGCTTATTTTAAATATACTTTTTCTTTGAGCAATATATAATTCATTATTCTTTTTAAAAAATACTAAATTACTTCCGTCTAGTTTTTCAGTAATATATACTTTATTACCTTTACAGCTAACTCTTTTTGTCTTAGGATATATTTCCTTTTTTATCATTCTTTACCTCCAACATTCTCGTATAATCTGTTTTATATTTTCATCAACATTTTCATAAATTCTTTCAAGTATATCCCTTTCTTGTGTATATATTTTTTTATTTCTAACATCATTTAAAGCTTCAATATAACCTTTTAAACGATAAATTTCATTGTTCCTTTTAACATCATTCATAGTAGTTATATAATCAAAATCATTAAGTTTTTTAAATCGCTCTTTTTTTCTATGAATAATACTATGTATATCTTCCATTATTTATCATCTCCTTACTCACAATCATTTATGCCTAACCAATCCAACAAATCAGCATAACATTCTTTGCATAGACAACATATCTTTTTTGTTGCCACATCAACATTTCTTGAAATAGTTATTCTATTTTCTCGGTAAACTATCTTCCCACATTTGCAACAAATACGACCATTGTTATTAGAAATATTGTTTATAAAAGTGTAAAGTTCTCTATCGTTCATTTCTCTAATGTTTTGTAGTTTCGTTTAATTAACCTCATTTTCATAAATATTTCCTATTACTTTTGAAAGCCTAGCATTAATCAATTTAGGTGCAATTCTTGTTGAACTACCGCCGTGTAATCCAGCATAGAAACAGCCTTTATCAAATTTAACTTCTTCAATATGTTTCCCAGTACTGTCTTTGTATTCAATAAGGTCGCCTTCGTAAACTTCTACACCATTTTTATCCTTTAGTCCTGTATATTGTCCTAGTGTTTCAGGAATAATCATATCATCAGTTTGATAATCGTTTCTTATAAACCAATTAAATTGTTGGTCAAATAGACTTTTAACTTTATAACAATATCCATATATCCATTTTCCATTATAAGTTTTTCCTCTAAATTTTATTTCTCTATTCATTATTCCTCCACCTTTACAACTAAATCGGCATTTATTAGGTCATATAGTTTATCCATTATTTTAATGTTTAATTTATCATAATAAGTAGGAAATACTGTAATATTTCTATACTCATCAACATATAAACAAGTTCCAACACCTGGTTTATATTCATATCTTGTAAATAAATCAAAGTGGTTGTCTTTAACAAGCCCATACTTTTCCAACTCTTTCAAATTCACGTTATCTCTTATTTTAAGCATAATGTCATTCCTTTCTATTTCCAACCTAATTCATTTATTTGTTGGTTTATTGCTTGTAATTCTTCTAAAGTTCCATATTTAAAATGAGTATTGCCTTGCCAAGTTTTTCTAGTAAGTCTAAATTTTTTATTTTTCTTATCAAAATCTATCATTCCTCCACCATAATATGGCTTATCTTTATCAAAATAGTTAACATATCTTAAATATAATTTACTATCTTCAATCAATTCGTATCCTAATTCTTCAAATAACTCTCTAGCACTTTTCATATTTTAATCCTCCTTAAACATTTCTTTATCTATTAATTCTATTTCCCAATTATCTTGAATTTTCATGACAACACTACCAAATGCTGGGCTTTTACTTTTCTTTCCTAGTCCACTTTCAAAATTAATTCTTCCACTAGGAATATAAATTTTACCACCAACATTTTCAGCGATATCATGAAATCTTTTAGTGGTTATAAATTCTATAGGAAATAATACATATATATTATTTTTAGCAATTTTATATGTTTGATAAGCTTTTTCTAAAAATTTATGTTTTTCAGTAAATGGTGGGTTTATCCATATGTTTTTATATATTGTCCAGTCCTTAGTTAATCCATTTGTTTCTATTGTATCATAATTTTCAATTCCAAATTCTTTTGCTTTTTCTTCACAAGTTGCTGGATCATAGTCGAATTTTCCAAAATATTCTACAACACTTTTTGGTGTATAATATTCATTATCTTTTGTAAATTTAACATTTGCTTTTGCCATATTTTAATCACTCTCCTTTAAATCTTTAATTACAACAAATTCTTCATTTCCTTCGTACATCAATGCTTCATTTAAAATATAACCATTATCTAATACCCATTCACAAGGTTCAGGATAACACAAATATTCTTCAACAATAATTCCTTTATTCCCTAAATTAGTTTCAATATATTTTCCTAAATAAGAAAATTTAAACTTTGCTTCATTAATGCCACTATTATTATTTATTTGTTGTTTCATTTTTTAACCTTTAAATTGTTAATTTCATCTATTAGTTCATTGATTTTATTTTTTAAATGTTCTATATAATCATCTATTGCTAAAAAATCTTCATAATTTTTACATTTTTCTATCTTCTTTGGCTCTTCGATTATTTCTGCTTCATCATTCAAATTCCTATTTAAATTTAAATTTTCCCATAACCTATAATTATTGCCATTTACATAACATTTTTCTTGATAGGTATTACTCCATTTATATTCATAAATACTATAATTAAATTTTATCTTTTTAGGTGCTTTACCATCTTTAACTAATCCTAATAATTCATATATTGTTATTTTCATCTTATACTCCTATTATCTCTTCATATTTTTGTAAAATGTCTTTAGTTCTTGCTTTACCAACTTTTAAATCATTTATTAATGAAAAATACACATTATAATTTTTGCTAAAAGTTTGAATATCATTTTCATAAAGTTTTATTTCATCTTCTAAATATTTTATAAACTCCTTTTGTTGACTTAACAAGCCACAATAATTAAGCATTACTTGTTCTATATTTACAAACCCACATTTTTCTATCATTTTATTTATTTCTTCAAGTTGTTTCTTTAACTTTCTTATTTTTTCTTGACAACTGTTTACTAAACTATTTAATTGTTCTTTTTCACATCTTAAATTAGTTATTTCTCTAACAAAATCATCTATCATTTATTCATCACTATCACTTCCTTGTATTTTTCTAAAAAAAATAAGTATTGTATCCCATAGCACCATTGGCATATATGTAATCCCCATTATATAAAACATTGTTAAGGCATTTATTACATAAATTTAATTTTTCATTGCATAAATGAGGCTTACAACATCTACCTTCATTTTGTTCAGTAGTAAAAATTACTTGTATATCAATTTTTTCATTGCTTGTTTCTTCACCACAAACATCACAAATCGTTTTAATTATTTCCATTACTATCACTTCCTTGTAATTCTTCCATTTTCCCTAATATACTATCATAATTATTTGTCCAACATAATGTTTTATTACTTTCAACTATAAATTCTTTTAACTTATTCCAATTATCTACTTGTTTTTCATATTTAAAAGCCCATTGTAAATCACAATCCAATTTTTCTTTTAATTGTTTATTTTCTTCAACATTTGCTTTTAAAAGTATATTGTAAGTTTGCATAGAACCATTTAATTTTTTGTTTTCTTGTTGTAATTCTTTAATGTATCTATATAATATTTTCTGGTCTTTGTAGGTAATTTCACTTGTATAATCATCATGTGGTTCTAAACTTGTTGTTTCTAAATAATTTAGTATCATATCTAAATCAGTTATTTCTATATTCATTCTGACACCTCTTTATCTTCTAATATCTTATTTAATATATCTAATTCATTAGGGCTATACCATTTACCCCTATAATTATCATGTATATTATATTGTTTTTGCCCTTCATCTTTTAAAAATTTTCTAGTTTTATCAATAACTTCTTGTTGTTTTTTACATTGTTCAAGTAATCTAGTATTTTCTTCTGCAACTTTAAAGAATGTATCTAAATCTGTTATTTCATGATTATTTATAAATACTTTTCCTAAATTTGTATTGAAATTATTATCTCCACTTAAAATTAATCCATCTACCGATTGCTTAATAATTGTTTCCATATTCTTATTTCTCCTTTTATAAATCACATAATTCATAATTTTTCATATTTTCTAAATCAAAATATATCGTATTATTGATTAAA